ATGTTTGAGCGACAGCGTCAGGAGTCGTGCATTCGTTGTTGGCGTTGCAATAGGAATCGATAGCGCTCCGCTCCAATTTGATGTATTGGAGATGTCGAGACTAATGGTCGGCAGTGATGTGGCAAAATTGTTGCCGATGATTGCCAGGAAATCAAATTCCATCGGTGCTGCGCTGGCATCGATCTGCAACATCCATGTGTTCAGTGGTTGATCTGGTTTGGTCCACAAATCACCGCGCCCATCATAGATTCTGGATTCGGGATATCCACTCGCGACATGACTAACCCAGTCTCCAGTATCGGACCAGGCGAATACAGGTATCGGCGATATCGGAATTGCATTCGATCCAAGAATGGGCTTGTCAGCCGCGAGCAGCGCCAATTCAGTCGCTGAGAGTGCTGCGAAAGACAAACTCATGTGATGAACCCATGGGCGCGAAGCCTCTGCATGGCCCTGCCAACATCACGCGCTTGGCGTTTCGTATCCGCCGAGTTTGGCGCAAAGACTGTCTTGGTCATGAATTGCTGCGTCAGACCTCCGCCTCTCTCATAGTTCCGCGCTTCTCTGACACTCAACACGCGCTCCCCCTGTTGTGCCAAAATCGGTACTGAATCAATACCAGGAATGCCGCCGGTAACAAGTCCACCGGATGCAAAACTCGGGAGCTTACTGAGTAGAGCCTCGATCAACCCCGCGATGACGGCCGATAAAGCCAAGCCGATCGCAATACCTATCGGCCCTATGGACGCACTCCCGGCAATGGCGCCTGCCATTCCCTGTACTATGTACGCATCTATTGCCGCCTTGACTGTCCGTACCACCCCCTTGAGCATACTTTTGCCGGCTTCGTCTGAGTTGGATATCATCGACGAAAATACCGAAGTCCAAATGTCACCAACCTGCCCAGCCAAGGCGATCTGTTGCTCTTCACGTTTCTTCTGTGCCTCTGCCGATCCTTTCTCAAGATGCTCCTTTTTGTTTATGTTCTTTATCTCGTTTTGAGTCAGCCAATCATCGAGCTTCTTTTCGGCTTGATATCGGCGCTGCGTCCTTTCGAAGAGCTTGGTTTTTGCCGCATCCGTCCGCGCCTCCCATCCCCCTGCGCCCTGTTTGTTCATGGCTGCGATATATTTAGTAGTCGCCTCTTCGGCCCGCTTTGTCTCAGCGGCAACACTTTTGAGATGCGCCGCGTGCTCATCCTCTCTCTGGCCTAATGTTACCAGGCTGTCTATTTCCCTCCCGCGACTTTCGTTCGTCTTGTCGATATAGGCGACCTGTTTTTGCAATGCAGCGATCTGCATTTTCGAATAGTCGATGTTCTCGGCTAGCTCATCGTTTTCTTTCGCCAGTGCTTCGTATGTTGTCCCCGAGGCGTAGACATTTTCTTTATTCGCCAGTAGCTTTGCCTTCATGGTTTCCAGACTGCGTTGCTCCTGAGCGACTAAGGATTTCAAAGCCTCGGCTGACTTTGTGCTGGCGTCTAGAGTTGCGGATGTTTCCGCGAGGTGTACTTCCCTGGATGTCATACCAAAATACTTAAGCATATCTGCGGCGCTTTGGGTCGATTTGGTTTGAGCATCAAGGGTCTTCTGCAATGTCTCGAATGTCCCTCCTAACCCCTTAGCGGCATTCCCGACAGCTTCTTCCTGGATTTTATATGTGTCCCATACCGCCGATCCGAGCACAACCGCACCCGTAATAGCCGCGATACCAATACCGATAGGGCCGCCTGACATGATCAATGGAATCAGGCGCGACACATGCGCCGTGGCCTTGGACATTTCTTCGCCCATTTGCCCCGAGGCGCCAGCCAGCGTGCCGAACGCGGATGCGGCATGGCCAATCTCGCGTGGTAGTTTTTTGAAATCCCCCGCTACTTCGTTCAGCGCCGGACTTGCCTCGTTGATTGCGCGGATGCGGATGTCAACATTTTGGCCGCCGCCGGAGGATCTACCCATGAGTGGCCTGTCTCGACTTTTCGATTGAGGATAGGTATGAGTTCACTACGCCCAACGCCTCAATCCATAGCGGACATTGATCTAGCCGGCCGCCAGAATCAGGCAATACCCCGGTCGCATTGTGCGCGGCAATATCAATGATCGTGTTCATCGCGTCGTAACCCTCATCCCGCGCCCATGCCTTTGGGCATTTGAGGAATATCATTCCGCAGATTATCGCTCGGAAGTCCCCACTATTTGAATCACAGTTGCGATTGGTGGAGAGTCCAATGGTTCTGCATTCGCAGCAATCAAAATCGGAGCCGACATAGCCTGCTGCGATGGCTGCGGCTCGTTGGAGTTTTTTACATCACTTAGCGTCAGAGAGTATCCGTGCAATATCTCATCGGCAACCTCATTGAAAATCTCGGTATCGGCATTGTCTGCCAATGAGATACCATCAGTGATCGCGGCTCCAGTTGCTGCGCTGTAGTTCTCCACTCGCTCAACGCAATCAGAAATCAGTTTCGATTTGTACACGACAGCATCAGCCGTCTCGACGGTAAGATACATGCTGCCAAGCTCATCAAGCAATGGTTTGCCATCGGCGCCGAGTCTGACGTGCGTCCGGTTGTGCGCTGAAAATATCTCGCGTTTCTTGCGCTCGGTAGGATTTCGGATCCATACAGCAACCGGTTGAGGGTCTTTGCGGTTGTCAAAGGCTTCGGGAATGTACCGACGAAGTTCACCCGGCTTTGGCCCCGGAATGCTGCGCATGTTGCCTCCTAATTCAAGAGCACCGAGAATTCATCACATGCCGCCGATTTTTGACGGCATACAAATTTCGCTGACCATGTTGCAAGATCGGCGTTTGGAACGTTGAGAGGGGAGAGATCGATTCTGCCGTACCACGTGAGTGTGCAACGACTCGCCGCTGTGTTCGGCCCGATGCGCAAAATGAAATCATGGCACATACCATCCCATGATTTCCCGAGCATCGGTCCGGTAACAGTATCGAGGAAATAGAAATCGATATTGCCAGTAATGCGCCGCTTCGCCCCAAGGCCGAGACGGTTAGCGCGATCTGTGGTGGCCTCCTTGTCCAGTCCGATCCATCCAGTCTTGTGCTGGATTTTTGCAGAGACAAAACCGAGCGGCACTGTGTCGATCGTTAGGTAGCATTGAACACCATCGAGAATAGTACCGCTCACGCTGGGAGTCGGAGCATAAGGAACGATCAAGTCATTTTCTACAAGCGCGTGTTCGAGAACGGGGGTAACTGTGATTGTCGGCACACTCACGGATGGAGTCACCGCCGTCACAATGTAACCTGCCGCGGTATTGTTGTAATGCGTGGCGCCACTGATGAATTCGATCGCCGAACCAATAGTGAATGCCCCATCCTGCCCTGCGACAAGGGGGATGACTCCTTGGCCACCCGCAGCTCCTGCGGCTGCAACGCCAGTGGCCGTGCCTTTTGCGTGGAATGCATAGCCGCCGGAGGCATTGATCTTCGGGAGCTGCCCACCCGTGATTTCCCAGTCGCAGGTTTCAACCCAACCGCCTGAGCCGATATCCTGCGCCACGCCTGGTGAGCCGATAATGCGCTCGAATTGTAAGCCGCCGGTAGGGGGGGTGTCCTGCAATGAGTAGGTCACGGTCGCGCCGCCACCAATAGTCTCGGTCCCAAAAGCGGCCTTGAGGATCGGGCCAATGTCGGGCGCGACTCCTAATGCGTTGGGTTTTACGTAACCGTGTCCGGTCCATTTTCCGCCGCGCTTGCCAGCCATTTCGCTCTGCAACGAAGCCGTGCCAGCCAGCTCCTCGACCTCGAGGAATGTCTTCGTTGGATCGAGCTTGAGTTCAATCATGCGTGCAGCATCGGTGCCGACGAATGCTACCAGCGCGTCAAACGCGGCCTGAGTCGCCACATAGTGGCGCTGCAATGCGCCGGAAACGAGATTTGTTACGAGCGCTGTTGCCATGACTTATTCCTCATCGTGTGCGGTTGCCGGCACACTCGTTTCGTCCGACATGATGATTGCCGCGAGGGACCAACCCTCTGCCAGCAATGCCGCCATGTCATATTCGTTGATATCGATGCCCTTAAGTTGATCGACAATGGTTGTCCCATAGTATGGTTGCGGGCAATCTTTTGGTGGGATCATCATCGGCATGTGAGCCTCATGGAGCTTGCTGTAACGTGACTACTACATCAAGCATGAATGCGTGATAGATTCGTGATTCTTTATCCTTGAGCGATTCGGCGACAAGGGCCCCCTCAATCGCCTGGGGTACTCTGGATCCGAGCGTTCTATCGGCGCGGATTAGGCGGAGCATCGCTGTTTGATATCGTCGCGACATGAGTTGGCCAGCAATCGCATCCGCATCGCCAACAATCGCAAGACCAATCTTGCACACTATTTCATAGATGTGTTCCAAGATATCAAGCGTGTGGATGCGCTCTTCCCACACCTCGATGTGTGGCCAGGCGTTGAACATCGGAGTCTGTCCGCGGCAAATCTCGCCGTAGTTCGGCAATGACATGGCGGTCAGTCCGATATTGGTCTCGACGATACGAAGCTGCGCGTTGAAGCCACTCTCGATATATGCCGCGATCGATTCGACGGCAAGCTCGCTGAATTCGCGCACTATTGTCATTCCCCTGCCTCTGATTCACTGGTCGGAACTGTTCGAAGATCGCCAAGAACATCCTCAATGAAATCCTCAAATGCGCCGCGAGCGGCTTCGATAAGACCTTCTGTAGCGCCGACAAATGGTCGCGCCGCCATTCGTCCGAGTATTCCAAACTGAATTGCCCTGGCCTGTGGATTGGTCGAGCTGGCCACCCCATAACGCAGACTGGTATTGGTGATCGATATTGATCGAAGACTGGACAAAAGCTTCCCGGTCATCCACAACGCAACCGCGGAGAATCCATATCGCGCTTTCCATCGGATGGTGCTCGGCTTTAGTGGCGCCCATGTGCCGGGGGACGCGAAACCCATTGTGGCGTAATTTGTCAGCGTTGCACCTCGCGATGCCGAGATGCCCCGTACTTCTGCCTCCACTGCCGGCAACATCGCCGCGAAGGCGGGCCGCCAATCAAGCATGCGGCCCATGACCAATTTGTATCTGGCGGATAATTCTGACGGCGACGGGGAGACTGTTACTCTGACATCGATCGTACCCCTACCGCGTTCACCTCCCGTCCTGTATCGCATCAATACCTCCGGGAGGCGAACGTAAGATCGTCAAAGTACGGATCGAAATCTCCATCGCTAATATTCTTATCGTCGTTGTTGTCCCTCACATACCCCCTGACCATGACGCCGCCAGAGCCGCCCCCCTGCAACATGATCTCGAAACGGTTTGGTTCCCGAGCGATGTCGGAAAGCAATTTGTCAAATTTCTCTACCAGGTCCTTACCATCTTGGTTTCGGCCCTCACCCTCGCCGCTGGCGAATGCGATTCGTGTGTGGCCCTCGGCGTAATCGAGAGTCCAGGAGGCCATGAGTTTGACTCCGGGCTTCCCGGCCGTAACCGTTGATGTACACCCCGATGCCGCTAACGATCCGGCGAGAAACGCTTCGGCTTCATCGATCCACGCCTCGCATTGCGATTGTGTTGGTTTTGATGATGTTCCAATCGTGCGTCCCGGCAACCGCGCCTGGAGATTGGCAATGGTCGCGTATACGCCCACGGCGGCTAGCCTCTCTTGCTGCTCTTCGATCGATTCTTTTCCGCGTTTTCCTTCGCGGTCTTTTCCGCATCGGGATTGTAGGTGGCATGGATCTGGATGTAGAGCGGGCATTTGCCGTAGAGGCCAGCCTCGCAACATGGCAGCGAGTGCTGGTCTGCGATTGCCTCATCCATCATCTCGAGGTCTGGGTCGGCCGGTGGTGCAATCTCGAATCGTTCCCATTTTTGAGATGTGACGCGCACGTGTTTCCCGGTGCCTTTGTCCAGAACCGTATAGTTGTTGTTCCTACTCCTGACTCTCGTCGTCATAATAATTTCCCCTGATCCCTGTGACTCCCCGGTTATCGCACCGGGGAGTCATCACAGGGAAATGCGATCCCTACAATCTAGGCGTTGTAGACCTTGACAATGCTCTGCCATTTGCCGGCCGCAGCCTCGGCGCGCATGCGGGTACGGTATTTGTACACGCTCGTGTTCCATTGTTCGTCACTGCCGATTTCGAGCGCTTCGAATGTCGGCGGAACGCGGTCGATGAACGTAATGCCACGATCCGGCACGTCCATAACTCCGACATAGTAGCTATGGTCGGCTGTGAGCCGGCTGGAGTAGATCGGCTTGACATCGAAATCTACCGCAAGCAAATTGCTTGTCGTGGCGATCAGTGTTCCTCTGATTGCCGTATCGATGGGAAGGCGCATGGTTGGCGGTGCCAAAATGAAAACCTTCTTAAAGCCCTCGTTATAGGGCTCGCCGTTATCGGCAACGATCGACATCAAGGCCGCAAGTGCCGTGTTCAGATCGACCTGAACGTAGGTGATGGTGCTCCCCGTTCCGGTCAACAGGTTACTCTGGGTCCCGCCTTCCGCGCCAAGTGCTGGGTGTGCGACGTGGAACAACGTGTACCCATCATAGCCCTTTGCTTGAGGATAAGTAGAAGCTCCGAGGGTGCCGTTATTGATCGTGGTCGCGATCAATTTCTCGTTGTACCTAGATGATACGATTGCCATTTGGCTTACGCGGCTCTTGATCATGTAGAGCAGATCATCCTCGAAATCTCGGCGCCTAACCTTGATGCCCACCGCAAACTCGCGGTTGTCGACGTGGAACGGTGTTGCAGTAGCCGACAGTTGATCATCGGTTACCAACCCCTTGATCTCGGTCGAGTCCACAAGCTCAGTGAGCTGGGGAGGGTTGCCGGCATACGGCATGATATCGCGCGCCGCGTGGGATGGGATGATCGTCGCCACATCGGCGGTCCAATTGGCCTGCTGCTCATGCATGGCGGTGGCGTATAGTGCACTGACATATTGTCGTGCCTCGATCGGGGTATTAATTGCTGGCATTAAATTTCTCCTTCGATTCTCTCGAATCTAATCCTTGTGCCGTTAGGGCAGGCAGAGACACGTATCTGCGGCGGCGCTGTTGCACGCGACAAATGCGGGACCGGTCTGGTCGAGACCGGCAAGGCACGTGGAGCCGCCACACGTAGTGTTGCACGCCGTGCCCGCTCCATTCGCGGCGGTAACGCCTACTCCCGTCGCTCCAGTCCCAGCCAGAGCGGCAATATCCAACGTGCCGGAAACGGTTACGTTGCCGGTGGTCGTAACGGCTCCTGTAACCGCAATGATGCCTCCAGTATTGAGGGTGCCAACACGGATAATTGCCGTGTCGCCAGACGCGCCGATATCGAGTGCGCTCGCGTCGTTATCATTGAGCAGAATCGATGCAGCGGAGTTGGAGAACGTCAGCGCTCCTGCCCCTGCCGCGCTGGTGATAGTATCGGCGAATGCAGCCGCCGGAGTGAATGCCAGCGTTGCGCCTGTCGTGCTAGAATATGTGAGTAGGTCACTCGCGAATGTGAGCAACAGATCCTCTGAATTCTCGAACAGTTTGTAGACGTTGTTCGCCGATTGACTGATCACCAATCCCTGAGACAGAGTCAGAGAATCAGTGAGAACCAGAGGTTCGGTAACTGAGTTGGTTCTGCCCATGTTGACAGCGGCATCGATATAGACCCACCCGGAACTCGCGCCGACATACTGGACTAGGATCCCAGCCACGGGGTCATTGGTTGCGGTGGTCTCGTCGATAGTTTGATCATCATCGGCATATACCACTTTGCCAACATCGTCTTGCTCAAGCGTATCTCCGGCGTACAGACAGACCACACGATCTGTTACAGGGATCCAATAGTCCCCGCTCGATGCCGATGTCAGCGTTTTGGTCGCCACACCAACGACGCCGCGGTTGCTCGCCACCGCTGCGGCGGCCTGAGCGGTACCGGCCGACACGATCATCACGAGACCGCCGGCGTAGACGGTGCTACTGGCAGTCATCAGGTACGCCTGGGTATTGCCAATACCTTTGCAGGTGGTCGCCCGCGCCTTGCTCAATGCGGCCTGCGCGTTCGGCGAGCCGAAGAGAAACACCAGAGCGAGCGCGACGGCGTAACCCATTTTCATGAACCAGCTCGCCATCTCGGTAGTCCAATTCTCTTTGCGGATTTTGGTGCCGTCTTCGCGAACACAGAACCCATCAGCGCTGAATGTCTTGAACTGGCTGGCGAAGGCGAGCGATCGAGGATCATCGCCTGTGATCTCGGCCGCCTTGATCAAAAATTCAGCCGGCTTGTTGGCGGAGCCAACCTCGGATACATTGCCCGCCGAGCTCGTGCGGGATGTGTGGGCGATCGGCGGGAATGTCTTCAGCCATTTCTCGGCCGCATCAAGCTCCATGTGCGCAATGGCCTGCTCCATCCCCTCCCGGCCGGAGGGAGCATAACGATCGGAATACTTACTGATCAATGCCAGCCTACCCTCGGCGAGGTTCGCTTCCTCTCGCGCCTTGGATGCGCCGATTTCAGCGCGCAACCGAAGCACTTCGGCTTTTGTCTTTTCGATTTCGGCCTTCAGCCCTTCACCGGTCATGTCGCTTTGGATCGCCGCGACAGTCCCTGCGGTCTCCTCTGCCATTTTGCACTCCTGTGTTGTGCCCATTATGGGCAATATGGATTCTTGTATCACCGCCGTATGAGCGATGTCTAGATGGCCAATCTGATCTATCAACCCGAGTTGGCGTGCTTCTCCTGCAAGCCAGAGTTGTCCGGTAGCTACTGCCGATATTTGTTCGTCCGACATATGTCGCCCCCGCGCCACGTGTGCCTGGAACAAATTCGCAATGGCATCGACCAAACGCTGAGCATCGGCGAGTTGATCATCGGTGATAACCGACCCCGGAGCCCCAGCCCCTTTGAGCGGATGCGATGCCAGAACATGGGTTTTGATCCCGGCACTTTCGCCCATGCGCGAACTATCGTGCATTACCGTGTACACACCGAGACCACCGATTGTGGCGCCCTCGTTCGCACTCACTCGGTGTGCCTGACTCGCCAGCCAATAGGCGGCCGATGCGCAGAGATCACTGATCTGCGCCGTGATCGGTTTCCCGAATTTGGCTATATCGTCCGCCAACTCCTGTACTCCAGATACAGTCCCGCCGGGTGAATCGATGGCGAGTACGACGGCAGAGACTTCAGGGTTATCCATCGCGTGCGCTAATGCAGTTCGCGTATCTATGGTCGATGTGGCGTTGATGCCGAGGGTCCTTAAAATCCATGGGACTGATTTCAAAATCGGGCCACAAATCTGAATATGCGCGACATCGCCGTGCATCGTGTATGGTGCCGAGATGCCACTATCGTGTCGTTCATCCGCCGGCTTTTTCGCGTCCTCAATCAACCCGGCCGCAATATTGAGATCAGACAAGAATGCCTCAAGGTGGGGCAGACTCATCGCCCACGGTCCGGCGATATCGATACCTGCAAGTATTTTACGGTGCATTTCGTTGCGCTTCTTCATGCGCGGGTTCGTCCATGGGTTCGCTACTTATGTCATCCGCCGATTCCGTGTCAATGGCGGGCTTATCCGATGGCTGCCCGAAATCTGGATTGTGCGATTCGGTACGCTTGCGGGCTGTTTCCGGATCGCGTGGTCCAAATTGCAAGACATCGCGAACCTCATCCTCAAGCGCGTCATCGACTGTAATGAGTGGCGGGTTCGTGTTCGTCGCGTTGATGAGCATCGGCACAACATCATTCCAATTCTTGGTTGGCAGATTCTTAACGATCGCGCGCGGGATGGGGACACCGGGACCGTAATTCATACGCACTATCCGCTCGACCGGGGACCATCCATCACTGCCTAAGGTCAGTCGGTTGGAAATGAATTTGGCGTGCTTTACTACTCCGAGATGGTATTGGCTCTGCTGCGTCGAGCCAAGCGCGAAGCTTCCTGTTTTTCCCGTTAGGCCGAGCAGCATGAAGCCGGCCGAGACATTGATTGCGATGTCTTTGTTGCAGCGCTCGATTGCGATGGCTAGATTTTGTGTTGTATCTCGGCCGCTGGTCGCCCATTCAAATTTGTATCCGAATGGCCAGAGCGCATAGGATTTAGGATTAGCTCTCATCTCGGCCAGGATATCCATCGCGGCTTTTACATCCTCGTCACCTGGATTGTCCGGCATGTTGGCCATGGGAATCGGCACGGAGCTGCGTTCATGCGCAATCGCCTCAATAGTCTGGAATGCAATCTTGAGTTTCCATGGGCCATAGGCGCTGCGCAATGGTGGCACGCCGACGAAATTAGCGCCCTCTTGTTGCCATGTCAGCCGGAGAATATGCGAAGAGGGAACATCGTTGAACCCACTACCCTCAACGTCTGAGTATGGTCGGTATTGTTGGAGCTGCCCCAGAAGAGATGGCTTATCCTGTTGTTGGAAAAACCGATAGGCCGTGTTGGCTGGTATTTCGGCAAAATCAGTAGGCACTAAACCAATACCTGCTCCCGGATGCGACGGGAAACGATCGACCGGAATCGGCAACATGTCATCCATCGGCTCGGAAAGCGAGAACCCATCCCGGCAATACGAGATCACGATGCGCTGCAATATAGTCTCCCAGTCCAATTGCTCGAAGAATGCCCACGTACAAAAATCAGCAATCTCGATATCGAGAGATGAATCACTCGCGGGCTTGAAGATCCACGTCGCTGCGCACAAAGGATCTGAAATGTATGCGACGCTCTGGCGTACATGAGGGTCGGTCCACATTTGAGCGGCGATACCTGGGCGGCCCATCATGCCGTACCACTGGGTGCCGGAAATTTGTTCGTTCGGATCCTGCGATGAAATGAACCCTGATGCGATTTGGGTACCAGCCGCCGTATAGCGGATAGTGCGTGCCTTGTCGGGGTTGTCTTTCGGCGTTGGCGGGGCGGGCGGAATCATATGCGCCGGAAGATATGGTGCTGGATTTAGGCCAAGCCTAGCGCCGATATAGGGGGCGAGTGTTAGCCCAAGCATTACTACTATGTTTGGACCTGGTATGGTAGGAAAGTCAAGTATTTTTTCGGTATTTCAATAGCTCTCCGGCCCGCCAAATGTTTGCCCACCGGCCCGTCCCCTGCCGCCGCTCTTCTCCCTATCTCGGAATTCGGCGACTTTAGCACGTGAGGCTGTGGTGTTTGAGTTGTCATGCTCTCGGATCAGATCGATCGCTGATACTCTGGATCGAGATATCTGCATTTCTCGCAATCTTGCAAGGCCGAGTTGATTTCCACGACGCGCTTGTAGATCGGCGAGGTAACAGCACATGGCCACACCCTCAGTGATGTCGCGATGGATTTTTCGCCGGTCCCGATCAATGACCTTCGGCCGTTCGTCTTTTTGTCCAACTTTCCAGCGCGAGCCAGAAAATTCCCGCATCTGCTCACGGTTGTCCTGCAATGTAATTCGTGGGCTGGGCCGGGCCATCATGCGCTGGTAAAGATAGTCCCACCCATCCTCAGACTCCCCCTTGTTACTGACCCACCGGCGCGCAATCGGAAAATCTGACGAGAGCCGCCGTTGCATTTCGCCCCATTGTTTCGAGCCTCTCGTGTCGATGAAGAACATCTCCAGGCCAGCGCGGTCGGCGCGCTTGCAAAATCTGGTCAAGATACTGCGCAGATGTTTCTCTACATCGATCACGTCGACCACGTGTCCAGGTAACTCTGCCGGGATCCATACGTCGAGCCGCACCTGTACGATCCGCTCCCAGGATTTGCAGCCCTCGTCTTCCTCGAAGATGTTGAGCGAGGTTTTCTCGATTGTGTCCGATGTATCGAGGTACCCGACACACCGCCGCTCCGAGCGCTCGTGGTTGGTCGCCAATGTATTCACGCAACGTTTCACGTCGGCCTGGGACATAAAATTCTGGCCCTTCCTCAGGAACTCATTACCGGACTCTACACCCGCGGCCGTGCGCGTCGAGTCGACCGCGCCAAAAACCTCGGACAAAACACGCGAGACTTTCTGCGACGATTTGGGATTCAGATTTTCGCAGCTCGAAAATACGTGTACGTTGGGGTGTGGGTTCGCCGCGAAGTGCTCTTTCAGTTCGAAAAACCAATCGTCGTCGCTGTCTTTCAATTCGCCGGCCGAGGACAGAAACATGGATTTGCCAAACCATGGCTGCGTCGCCGCTCCGCATACCTCGCATTTGGCAGGAGCATCGATGTCTTCGACGCCTTTGTGCGTTCGCACGTGCGAACGCATGCGTGTAGGGCATTCCCACCCTCCGCGAGCCAGCATCGTGGCGAAGAGCGCCGGACCAATCTGCGCCGGCACTTCCCGGCACTCATCGATGATTACTGCTGTGCGTGTGTCGCCGATGCTGGTTAACGTGGTTGGCAAGATTTCGATATCGCTGCCGCGTTTGTCGATAATCACGCGCGGCCCCATCACGCGGCAGAGCATCGATAATTTTTTGTCGGCCTTGATCGGCCGCTGGTAGCACGCGGCAAAAAGGCGGGCAACCTGATCCTCCGATCCGGCGAGCAATGCAATCGATTCCCGCTCACCCATCACGGCAGTCGTCAATGCCCAAGCCGCGGCGTTGAAAGTTTTGCCCGCCTGGCGCTTCAAGTTCGAGATCACGATCAAGATCGGTTCGGACCTCAGACCCGCACAGCCGAGATCGCGGTGTTTCTTCGTTCGCGTTTTGTCCGGCGCATGGTAGTCATCCACGATTGTATTTGCCAATCGCGCGCAAGATCCGCAGAGCTGCGATTTGTCCTCTGGCCACAGTTTCCAGCCGTCGAGTGGCCTCCACATTTCGTCAAGGATCCACTGTCGACCCTCGAGCGACCATGGCTGCCCATCAGGAGTTGTGTAATGTGCGCGGCAAAATGCTATGCGTGCCTGTAGTGATGGCATCAGGCGGGCTCATCATCGTCGGCATCGGCATCAACCAATACCTCGCCGACATGCAATCGATCCAATAGCGCGCGGTAGTTTTTGTGCGCGTTGTTCAGCGACCGCTGCTCATCCGATGTTCTGATCGCCGCATCGAGCTGCCTGCATTGCCGGTCAGCCTCCACCAGCCGGCGGGCCAGTCCGGCCCTCGCGTCGCCAGATACTACCGGAGATTCGATGATCAGCCTAGCCATCAGCGCTACCTCCTCCGCTGTCCAGTCTGCCTGGTAATTTGATGGGGTTTTCCGCGGGCGGCCTAATTTTTTATGCTTTGCGCCTTGCATAATTTCTCCTACTTTCGTTCTTGCATTTTGCAAGTCCTGACTATTTTTTGCGTACTTTTGTTCGAAAAGGCTACTCTTTACGTACTTTTGCGAGGAAAG